GTTTTGGTCTGAAAAAGGCTTACAGTACCGTGGAACCTTGGAGTATCAGTTTTATGTTGACGAGGGTGCTACAGGCACAACCTTGGGTGACTTGGCCAATAGTTACTTTGTAGACATCTTTCCAATTCAGTTTGACATTGAGAACTTTGATTACGATGACTTTGAAGAGTGGCTAGAACTACAGGTATTTAGCCGTGTTGACACGGTTGAACAAGATATATTTACTATTTAGGTAACGATTTAGGAGAACATATATGGCAACATTTACAAAATTAGCATTGCAACCAGCAGGCACCACAGGAACAGGTCTTGGCATCAAGGTCGCTGCAACTGCAACCGCTGGTACGGCGATTCACACGGCTTCAGCAACAGCAACAACCATTGATGAAATCTGGTTGTATGCGGTTAACTCTTCTGCATCAGACGTTAAGTTGACGATTGAGTGGGGCGAAGCAACTGCACCAGATGGCAACATCGAATACACGGTTAAAGCCGAGAACGGTCTTTACCTAATTGTTCCGGGTCTACTCTTGCAGGGCAACGCTACTGCTAAGGTTGTTAAGGCTTTTGCTGCAACGACAAACGTTATTGTGATTCACGGGTACGTCAACCGCATTACAGCGTAAGGTCATCGTAGATGCCTAGTTTTATTCGGAACACTTCAGGTGGTAAAGCCATCAGTGGCGGTTCTTTGGCTCCCCGTAGTCGCCGTGCGAACACTGACCAAGTTAATTCTTATTGGTCTGGTGGAGGTGCTGCCGCACCTGAACTAGTTGATGTCCTAATTGTTGCTGGCGGTGGTGGAGGCATGCACGGGTTCTACGGTCAGGGCGGTTGTGGTGGTGGCGGTGCTGGCGGTATGAGAGAACTTTCTTTGGCTGTTGCATCAGGAATTTCATATACTGTAACTGTTGGTTTGGGTGGTGGAGCAAACGCAAATGGTTCAAACTCAACATTCAATACTTCTAGTTCCACTGGTGGTGGAAGCGGTGGTGGAGCAGCACCCGATTACCAACGAGGTGCAGGTTCAGGTGGTTCAGGTGGTGGTGGCGGCGGACAAAACGGTTATCAAACTGGTGCTTCGGGAAATGCTGGAAGTTATTCACCAGTAGAAGGTTTTGCTGGTGGTAGTACTTCTTCCACAAACTTCGGTTCAGGTGGTGGTGGCGGTGGTCGTGGAGGTGCTGGTGGTGGCGGCGCATACGGAACACAACAGGCTGGTGGTGCTGGTGGAGTAGGAAAAGAAAACAACTACGAAACTGGAAGCAACATATTTTATGCTGGCGGCGGTGGTGGTGGTGCGAGAGGTTCACAAAATGGTGGTACTGGTGGTTCAGGTGGTGGTGGTCGTGGAAACGGAAATGGAACACACACCAGCGGAACCGTAAACACTGGCGGCGGCGGTGGTGGTGGAAGATACGCAAGTTTGTCTGGAGATGGTGGTTCTGGCATTGTCATCATTCGTTACCCAGAATCGTTTACTGCCGCAACTGCAACAACTGGTTCGCCAACAATTACAACCGCAGCAGGTTATCGTGTTTACAAATTTACTGGTAGTGGGAGTATTACTTTCTAATGGCTCATTTTGTAAAAATTATTGATTCGGTTGTGGTGGATGGTCTTGTTATTAACAATGATGTTGTTGGCGAATACCCTGATTCGGAAATTGTTGGTCAACAATTTATTGCATCACTTGGAATTAATGGGGAATGGAAACAAACTTCTTATAACAATAATTTTAGAAAAAAATATGCTTCAATAGGTGGAACATATGATAGTGTTAAAGATATATTTATTTCACCTAAACCATTTCCTTCATGGATTCTTGATGAAAACGATGAGTGGAAATCTCCTATTGAAAAACCATTTGGAGAACATTATTGGAATGAGGAAAAAACTCAGTGGGAACCGTTAATCAATTTGTAGGTTTGAGTGGTTTGCCTAGAAGTGGCTCAACTTTACTTTCAGTAATTCTTCATCAAAATCCAAAAATTCACGCAGAAGGAAATTCTGCTGTATGCCAATTAATGTGGGACATGGAACAATCTTGTTTGTTTAACAGCAATGAACAGTTGTTGGCAAATTACCGTTTTGAAACACAATTTGATTTAATTTCTTCAATACCAAGCATTTATTATAATAATGTTGATAGAGAAATAGTTATTGATAAATGTAGGTCTTGGACATTAGAATCAAATGTTCAGTTAATGAAAAAATATATTACCGATAATCCAAAAATTATTGTTATGGTAAGACCAATAAATGATATTATTTCTTCATTTAGAAATCTTTATAAAAAAAATGATTTAGTTTTTGATGAAAAACAATTATTAATTAAAGGTTCAGAACCTTTAATGCGTTCTATTGATGGTTTAGAATATGCAGAAAAATCTAACACTGGAGAATTTTTGTTTGTTAACTATGACGATTTGGTTGATGACACAAAAACAGAAATAGAAAAAATTTATTCTTTTTTAGAGATTCAATCATTTGAGCATGATTTTAATAATCTTATAAATTTAATGCATGAAGATGATTCGGTTTATGGGCTGGATGGTATGCACGATGTTAGAAAAACAGTATGCAGAAATCCCGTTGGCTGATATTTGCTCCAGTAGCAATACTTGCATTATTCAGCACAGTCTCTAGTGCTGAAGCAGACGTTCTAGGTGACTGGACTTACAGCCAGTCTGCAGCCTGTGGAGGCTCAGTCGAAGTTGTAGACAATGTTATTACATTGCATGGCCCAGACCAGAACGGTTGCTCTGGCGCAGCGCATTGGGTAAAGATTGAAACAACTATCCCGGCTGATGTAAACACGGTTGACTTTAGTTGGTCGTATCAAACAACCGATGGCTGGGTCTACGACCCGCCACAATATGGAATCAACGGCGTTTACACGTTGATTACACAACAAAACAATTCATCAGGAACTAAGTCTGTGTCTGTAAATGAGGGTGACGTTTTTGCATTCCGTCAATACTCAATAGATACTTGTTGTGCTCCTGGTCATCTTTCGATTGGTAATCTTTCAATATGGGAATTTACAACAACATCCACGACGTCGACAACGACCAGTACTACTACTGTTCCGACAACGATTGTGCCTGTCACGGACCCAGTTACCACGACGCTTCCAGAAACTACGACTTCTTCCGCACCGACCAGCACATCGCTAGCACCAGAGCCGACCATGCCAGAACCGTCAACAACGACAACATCTACAACCTCCAGTTCGACTACAACTTCAACGACTCAAGTACCTACAAGCACTACCTCAACTACGACCACCTCGACGGTGCCTGAAACCACAACCACCACAGAATACGTATCACCACCAGTAGCGCAACCACCTGTAGTGGTTGAGCCTGAACCCATAAAAGAGCCAACCACAGAAGATACGGAACCCATCCAAGAGCCTGAAGAAGTAGTTGAAGAAACAATCCCATTGGAACCTCCAGACACAGACCCTACTATTGAGACGGAAGATACTCTACCGTTTGTTGATGAACTGGTGGACGATACTACCCCTGTGCTACCAGATGACACTACCCCCACAAAGGTGTTATCTAATGAGGTAACAGAAGAAACCATCCCCGTTGAAGAAACTCCAGTTGAGGAACTCAACGATGAAGAGTTGTTAATCGCAATTGAGTCAATTGAGGAAGGTATAGAAGTCAGCGAAGAACTGGCTGTGGCTGTAGCCCAAAGCGCAGAGGTTGTGGCATCTCTTTCGTCCGAAGAGGCTACTGCTGTGTTCGAAGCCATTGAGGTGGATAATTTGTCCGAAGAAGAGGCACAAGCCATTGTAGAGGCTGTGCAGGATGCACCAGCCGAGGTTCGTGAAGCCTTTGAAGAGGAAATTAACATCTTTAGCCCTGGCTTTGACAACTACGTTCCACTTGGTAGCAACATCCCCGTAAGCACCCGTAGAACCCTTATTGCTGTTGCTGCTGGAGCAGCCATTGCTGCTGCAGGTACCCGCAGACCGTAACGAATACACCTAATGGTGTGAAGAAGATTCTTTCCGAAATCCATGCATTGACTTGGACACTAGCCGGCACTGGAATGGTGCTTATTACGCTGTCTGGTCAAACTAAGACATTGGGTTGGGGAATTACCTTTATCGCAATACTCATACACCTACTCGGTGTTTACTTCAAGGAGAATGATGAATAAGGCAAAAGATATTGCTGGCCGTATTGTTGCACTGTTTTTGACTAACGCCCTCGGCGTTGTT